TGAGGACACCAAGGAGTATAGAAAAACATAAACTTGGCTTGACCAGGATCTATTCCGTTTTGAGTAAGCGGTGGCATTTGATACGTCGATACACCGGGAGGATAACCTCTAATCGCCGAATAAATGCCAACGACTAACAATGCTAAAGCAAGTGCAATTAATATCTCACTCAACATCCTTACGAAATGACGGATATAATACTTTTATTTCTTTTCTGCTTTTTTCGAAGTAGTTTCTGTACGCTTCTTCGGAGCTAATTTCGGGGTTTCTGATAAGATCCCACGCAACTTTGAATGTTTGGTAAGTTGGTTCGTAGGGTTTCGCGTTGACTTTGTACCAGCTGCCTTTGTACCGAACAATTTGGATATCATCTTTGTCCATACTGTCGGCTTTTCGGTAGGTTGTGCCTTACTTTGCTTACACCATTCTGTGAAAGTGAACTGACTTCCCATTGATAAATTACAACGTGAACATATTGGTACTAAATTTGAAATATCAGTCTTACCTTTCTTTGATTCCGGAACATTATGACCACATTGAAAATCAAATACAGTCATAGTATTGTTACACCAATCGGTCAGACATTTACGATCAAATACTTTTCCGGCATGGACAATCCAAACTTGTTCTCTCAATGCCTTTGGTATTTTTTGTTTGAGCATTATTTAATTATTAAGGATACTTATAGAAAATGCTTAAGGGAATCCAACTAGATGAGCACCAATTCCAAAACCCGAACCAGTACGAGCAGACGCACCTACGCTAGGTGCATATACATCAAGAATAGCAAACGTGGCTACTGCTACGAGCGCAATCATGCCAATTTCAGAAAGCTTCATAACTTTACCGGGTAACATGAAGGCGGCAATAGCAACCGCAAGACCCTCTAGAAGATACTTTACCGCACGACTCACAAGATCGCCAAAATCAATACCCATTCCCTGAGCTTGTTTCTGTTCAGGCATTTTATAGAGTTTACGAGAGAAAATATTCGTTTAGAGTAGATATGCGAAAAACATTTCGCGTAATTATAGACGAGGATGTGAGTAAAAAGTATTTTATTCGTAATTCCGATCAAATATCTCTTGCCATTACAGCGTATTTGAATGATCCTGACGGTTGGGCTAAAGATGGATATTTTTTTGAACCCGTGAATGAAGGTCAAGATATTCTAATTCGTCTTTCATCACCACGAACAGTTACAAAATTATGTGGATTACCTGGAAACTTATCATGTGCTGAACTTGGAGGTCGCAATATGTATTTAAACGCAGATCGTTGGTTTCGAGGATCAATAAAAAGTGGCCAAGGTGTTGAAAATTATAGACAATATATGGTATCGCATGAGGTCGGACATATTCTGGGACATGAACATAAAAAATGCCCATGTACCGGATGTAAAGCTCCAATTATGATGCAACAGACGGTCGGAATTGGCAAATGTGTTCCAAATATAAAAGTTCGCGCTAATAACAAATGAGTGTCGTACAGACAGGACTTACTGTATTCGTCGTTCTAGCGGCAATAGGAGCATATATTATGCAGATATACGGTACGGCACGTGGAGATCAGAGATACAGAGAAGATGCATCTACCGGTGATATAGATATAGGATTTTTAATATCATCTTCAGCTCTTAATGCATGTGTAACTATTTATTTATTATACTATCTTCTACAAGTGCGTTTCGAAAAGCACACCGATTATTTTAATCTTTTAGCTGGATTTCTAATTATCGGTGGACTATGTGCTGATATTTTCTTAGGTGTCTATATTGTCTCAATTGCAGATGCTTCTAGCGAGAAAGATCAAGCTGCGTCATACGGCTGGATTTACGGAATTGGTACAATTAATTTTATTGTACGTATGTTTTACATTATTCAGTTTCAATGTTCTGATATATTAGCTCGCAGAGTCAGGCCAAATCTTCCTAATGTACCTGATCAAGCAAAACGTCAATTTTTACCCGGAAACAGTGGACCCCAGCAGGGTCCCCGCCCTGATCGTGGTCCCAATCCGTTCGTAAAGAGTGAGGAAGGTGGTCGTCGTAGACGTCGTCGTTAAAAAAGTATTTTCATAGTTGGTTGTCTAATATAAAGAAATGCCAGTCGAGTCATTCCCTAAGAAGGAAGATGACGGATCTACGATCGATTATCTCGACGAAGATCCTGAAATCCCGACGCAGCGCTATTGTGTAATTTCTTTCCTCAGTCCTGAGAAAGTTATTAAGCAGAAGGCTGAATTCTTTAACGAAAAGTTTGTCGAGTTTATGGACTATGATTGGAAAGTGAAGGGTATGGAGCACCTTATGGCTTTTATCGCAAAGAAGTACTCTCTAAAAATTGAGGATCTATTTAACGACATGGCCGAGTTTACTAAGGTTCACAATGCCGAGGTAAAACAGACAGATGTTCATGAGCAGTACCAGGTTTTCCTGCTAAAGCACGAGAAGGATCTTGAGACCGAGTTTACTGAGAAGGTTGAATTCCGCACCAATGTTCGTGGTGTTAAGGTTCGTCGTACGTTTGCAAATCTTGAGGAGTGCCAGCAGTATGCTAAGGTTCTACAGCGTCGTTACCCCAAGGACAGTCTCTACGTTGGTAAGGTTGGTTGCTGGCTACCGTGGGATCCGTCTGAGCACCTCATGCCTGAAGTTGAATACGCCGAGCAGGAACTCAATGAGATGATGCGCAAGTACAAAGAGAACGAAGTAAATCGTGAAATTTTCTTCGAGGAGGAGAAGACTCAAAAGATTGAGAAGCAGAAGAAGGAGAACGATGAGCGCCGCAAGAAGGCCCTTGCTGATGCTAAGAAGGATGCTGGTCTCGTAGAAACCGATGAGCTATCGGATGCAATTTCTCGCCCGGTTCACCCGACGGAAGGAGCAATTCGCGATTTGTAAATTTTGTATTATTTGTTTGGATATCAAAACAGCATTCTTCACTACGCTGAAGGTTACTGTTTAGATCAACTAGTTTTTTTAACGTGTACCCATGGGCCCGAATTCTTTTTGCTTGTTTTCATTGTTTCTGAGTTATACTCGTCGGATGCCAACATGGTTGAAGAGAACGGTTTATTATCTGCCCATAACGAATCATCGCACATTTTAAATGGAGGGTGATCACTTGCTTTATACCAAAATACTTGATCTTCAAGGCGGTTCGACTGAACTCCGTTGCAGATTACAAGTCCTTCAAAATTTTCTGTACATTGGTCCATAAATTGACAAAACATGTCAAATGTAGGAAACATACCTGCATAGTTGTCATAAATACGTCTGCGGTTATTTACTATACTTTCACGTAGAATGAATACAAAGTCTACGTTTGTACGCAAGTTGGGAGTAATACCAAGAGGATATTGCATGGTAATAATTGTCATTAAATCGATATGACGACCGTTCATGAATACGTAACGAGTAGATTCTTCTTTAATCCATGTAGCATCGTAAAGACAGTCATCTAAAATTAGAAATGCGCGAGGATCGATTGAAGATGAACCGCCACGTCCTTTATCTTGATTTCGAGCTGTCTTTACAGTTAGCTGACGTTTGATCATATTCATTACAATTTCAGGCTTGTATTTATCATGAATGAATTTAGAAGGAACCATGTGTTGAAAAAACTCATTGGCGACCTCAGTTCCCGAAATAACAGTTCCGATTGGAAATGCATCCTGTGTATTGTAGAGAATATCGCGAACCAAGAAAGATTTACCAGTATCCTTTTTTCCAATAATAACAATCATTGGAGATTTTCGAGAATCGATTTCACATCGGTCTTTAAGCATTTCGATATTGAACTTTTTAATGTTAAAGTTCATATTAACTATACTGCGTGAAGATTTTGCTTTTGGTTTGTACACGAAGTAATAATATGCTGAAGCGAAAGCAGACAGAACTAAAGGCTTCCTCAATTCCTCTTTCTCTTCATAAGTGGACGCTTTCTAATATACGATCAAGTGCTCTAGCTCATTGGAATATTGATTCTATTCAGCCATTTTTTCCATCTCTTGAAGTTCTATTTAAGACGAATGATCTCGAAATAGTAGGAGATTATGGTATACGATTTGATGAAGAAATTTCTTCAATTTTATCTTCGGATTCAATTCGTACATCAAAATTTGAAAAGCGAGCGGTCCATTGCAAAACGACTATGATTTTAAGTCCTTTCAAGTGGATGCAGGGAGAATATGGTTCAACGATTGGTCTTCCATCATCTAGTGGTCAATCAACAGAAGTATCTTCAAAGATACAGTCCCATCATAATGCTGCTTATGTTGGAAGTATAATATCTTCAATACTATCACAATCCAAGTGCCAGCATTTTCCAAAAGTGTATGGTGTATTTAGTGGACTTTCAAAGAATCACACAATTGATATTTCTGACGATTATGAGGAGCTAAGTGAACGCTCGTGGTTTAGTGCAAATATCGGTAAGACATTTGATCTAAAACTTGCTGATCATGTTCGCGATGCTATTGAGTTTCAACACACACGCACATCGCGTCCTCATTTAAATCTTGGCGAGGCTACTACGCTTGAAGGCGTTGAGGATTTGGATGCTGATCATGTTAGCGACACTGAAGTAGCTGAGATACAACAGTTACTTGAAGGATCTGAAGAAGATGATGATGAGAGCGATTCATCTTCAGTTTCAACATCTTACATATTTAAAGTGTCCTCGTGCGATTGTGATGATGACGAAGATGGTTCTGTTAACGAAGATACCGAATCAGATGAAGCTTTTGCATGGGCTTCATTTGCAAATGTCCCCGTTCAAACTACTGTCATGGAAAAATGCGACGGAACTCTCTACAAGCTTATGACTGAAAATACGGAAACTGAGAAACATCTTGCATGGATTTCTCAAGTTATGTTTGCCCTTGCATTTGCTCAGCGAAATTTTGGAATGACACACAATGATCTTCATTCAAATAATGTGATGTACGTTACAACTTCTCAAGAATTTTTATATTATAATTGTAATGGTTCTTATTATAAAGTCCCTACGTTTGGTTACCTAATTAAGATCATTGATTTTGAGCGTGGTGTAACTTCAATCCGTCTAGCTGGAATGAAAGAATCTAAGACGTTTATGAGTGATCATTTTTCGGTTAACGAAGAAGCTGGTGGTCAGTATAACTCAGAACCTTTTTATAATAATAAATTTGCCAGTGTAAAGCCGAATCCTTCATTTGATCTCGTTCGTCTTGCTACATCAATCTTCTGGGATCTCTTTCCAGAAGGTCCTGATCACGATGACTACAAAATGAATACACTGTTTAATTTTCTTATACGCTGGCTAAAACAGGATAACGGATCTTCCATTATGTTTGGAAAGAAAGATCCTCATCATGATCGTTATCACGGATTTCATTTATATAAAGCAATAGCACGATACTCGAGAGATAGTGCTGTTCCGCGTAAGGAGATTGAGCACTTAAAGTCTATTTATGGTGTTGAAAGTCCTGTAGGACTTGGCGATATTCTCACCATTGATTAAAAAGTAGGAACACCTACAAACATATCTTGAACAGAAGGGATTTCAACATTTGTTACCGTTTCAGCTACAGTATTTACTACATCAGATGTCGTTGCAAAAACAATACCTGACGTTAGAAGACCACCAACTAATGTAAGCTTTCCCGCATCAATCCAGTCAATTGGCTTATCTTTAGATTTACGTTCAAGTGCGTATAGTATAAAAACAACTAGAGCAACTGCAAGTGAACTTATAACTAGCATCATTTGTGTTCGTTTACAGTGAAAACTTACATATTTAGAACGAGCGACTCACCAACCTTTGATTCAATTTCTTTTAAAGGATCGACTTCGGGTTCGATAGTTACAACTTTAGGTTCTTCTTTGGGCTTATCAAGCTCTTCTATTTCAATTGACAAGACTTCATCAGAAACTTTCATCTTAGGACGGTCTTCTTCCTCTTCTTCCTCGTCTGAAGAATCATCATCCTGAACATCTTCAAACATGACCGACTTCGACGCCGCAGGAGGCTGTGAAGGTATCTCGGCAGGCGTATCTACAAAGTAATTCTTTGCGATCTGCTCCCACGGAAGGAACGTACGGATCACTTGTTCCATACAGTCTCCAATAAGTTTCTCTACATCCTGACGATTACGAGCCTGCTGCTCGGCCGCTACACCAACCGTCTTAAATAGATAAGCGACCTGCCAAATCTTACGAGCCGAATGCTTATAAAGCTCATGGACAAACTTGGCAAAATTAGGGCGCTCAAACTCAATTTTGATCTGAGATGATGAACCGCGATAGTGAAGCGATGCAAATGACTTCATGTACGAAATAAACACTCCCATAAGAAGGTCATCTAAATATGTACATTTGGAAACTTTTACAATACGCTCAACTTCAGTTGATAGCGTAGCATCTGACCATTCGGGGATTCGCGTGAGCATATTTTGAAATGTACGAAGAACTTGGTCCATTTGACCGTTGCTTTCGCATAGCTTTTTTGATGAATCATATATGCTCCAGAAACCTTCAGAAACAGGGGGGACGAGAAGGCCGCTTAGGTGCTCTCGAAGATGGTTCTTGGCAAATTCAGTCTCGCTCATTTGTTTGTTTGTGTGTTTTCATTGTAAACTCATGAACGCAAAACGGATTTTATAAAATTAAACAAGAGAGACAGCATCGAGCAATCTTCTAAGCAAACAAGACAAGAACACGCTCAAAATGCAGTGCACTGATTGCTCCAACGAGTCTACGTATTCGTCCTTCTTTGGCTGGATGCTCTGCGGAGCATGCTGGCGGAAGGCGATGGGTCTCGACTAAGGAGGCAGACGTGCTTAAAAGCCTATTTAGTAAGAGTAGGTGCTACCCGGAGGCCAAAACCGGGGGAATGAAAGGCGAGGCCCTTTTTCCATTTTGCGGAATGATATCCCTTTAGAGGAACTGGACTTAGAATAAAAAATGCCAGAGTACATCGTCGAGGCCAAGACAGTTCAGACAGGAGCTGTTCGAACTTTGAAGGAGGCTCTCAAATGTATTCTAGTGGAAATGAGTCTTCATTTTGATAAGGATGGTATCCGTATGATTGCTATGGATAACACTCGTACGGTTCTTGTCCATCTTCGACTATATGCAGATAAATTTGAGAAATATGCCTATAATCATGACTCTCCTAAGTTTTTGATTGGCGTAAATACTGATCATTTATACCGCATTGTTCGTACGGCGACCAATGACGATACGATTACGTTCTACATCGATAAAACGGATCCAAATACTCTAGGAATTCTTCTAGAGGACGGCGATCGCAAGCAGGTGACTCGCTACAAGCTGAACCTTCTTGATCGTGATGAGCCTGATATTCAACTACCCGATACGGAGTTCAGCACCCATATCACCATGCCGTCTCTAGACTTTCAGAAAATGTGTCGTGATATGACTCTTCTTGGAGCAAAGACGGTCGAAATTAAGAATGTAGGAGCATCTCTGACATTTGGTTGTAAAGGACATTTTGCGTCTCGAACCACAGTTATGGGAGACGGAGAAAACGAGTTTACAATTCAGAAGAAAGCTGGGGATGAAATCGTAACTGGTAATTTTTCACTTCCTCACCTTGTTCTCTTCACTAAGTGTACTAACCTTTGTAACAACCTAGAAATTCACATGAAGAACGATTGGTTCCTCATGATTCGTTATGTGGTTGCAAATTTGGGGGATATCAAGCTTTGTTTGATGCCTTGTTCAACTACTTAAAACTATTAGTAATATTAAAAACAATGGATACAGAAACTGCAAATGTTATTTTAGTTATTTCGGCTACAATAACACATGTATGGATTATATACACTACATATTTTTGGGTAAACGAATGTATGTGTTAGGTATATAATAAAACCTCACAAATTTTAGAAATAATTTCAAGACCAAAACACCCTACCCATACAGTTTCTGCAACTATTAAATACGTTATAAAGTCGGTTAGTTTTATATTAAAAATTTTATGTAAAAATTCTCCCACGATTTCATAATAAGGAGAGCGGTTTTGAGTTAAATTCATTTCTGCAACTATAACTACACAAACTTTTAATACTATATGTTGTATCCAAATTAAAAACAAGCATATAAATATTACACATTGAAGCCAAAACACTGGGTAAATTGTATGAGAAACAATAATACAAATAAAAATAAAAATACTTGAAGTAATATGAATTGTTCCTAAAATATAACCCAATATTTCACCATCTGTAGTTAACCACTGATATAAGAATGAAACAGTGTTGTTCAAAAATAATGCCATTTTTTCAATTATTGCTTTTCGATTAACATCGACAATTATCTGCATTATATTTACTTAGGACGAGCTTTGTGGGCTGTGTACGTAACATCGTCTCCAATCTTTACGTACTTCATTCCTTTGTTCAGATAGTCATTTGTAGATACAGTTGTAGTTGTATTCCAAATCTTCAAAATTGAGAATGGACCTTTCGGTGATACAGTAATTCCTACAAGAGTCTCTTTACGATTCACAAGAACTTCATTTGCAACACAGTGAACCATCATGTCTACAAATGCAGCATGAATTTCACATGCTTCAATCTTCTTAGACCAAGCACCGCCTGCTTCATTCTCAGGAACATCCCAAATTGGTTCAAAACCGTATCGCATAAAGAAGAACATACCGGATTCCCATGCTTCTTTAGAGATTGAGTCTACAACCGACCAAAATTGTTGACATGTATTTACATCTGCAATCTTTACATAACTTTTAAGAGAGTAATCCTTGTTGTCAGGATCGTGGTACCACAGAACCCAAGTATATTCAAACGGAGTTTTCTCCATTTTTGTAATATACATATTTATCGTTAAAAATGGATTCGTTTTTCATATTATTAAAGTAATAAAAACATAATGCCACTAACTGTGGAAAATGTATACTCTGTTCGATTTGGCGCGAAGCTTCCTTTGCCCCAAATGGTACAGGGTAATATTGCAAAACTCCGGATTGTTCCGGTGATTTATAAGCCCGTAAGACCCATGCATATTAAACATAATAATTTTAGAAATAAGCCGGCTCTATCCGCAAATTGGAGAGAGACGGCACTTGTAGATGTTGTCCGGCGAGTTAAGGAACGTGAAGATCCGGAGTATTCTGAAATCTTTAGTATTCTCAACAAAATTACGGCTTCAAATATGGAAAAACTTTCAAACGATGCTGTTACTTATATTCAAAAACGCGACGATCAATTTCGTCTACGCGTAACGATGCTCTTATTCGATAAAGCTATTACACAAAATGCGTATGCATCGGTAATGTCAGATTTTGCCAAACGTCTATCTCTGGTCTTTCCGGATATTCCTGACGACTTGAGCAGTCAGATCGAGCTGTTTCCAAAGTTGTACAATATGACAGAAACAATTACATTCCCTGCTTCTGATGATCCTACTTTTGACAAGAAGGTGATCGAGTGGTCAATGCAGAAAGACAAGCGACGCGGATATGCGAAGTTTATTATTTATCTCTACAACCAAAACCTAATTGCGGAATCAATTGTAGAAAAATCAATTCAGCTCGTTCTGAAAGATTTGGACGACATTGTCCGAACTCCAAAGACTGCCCAAGTCGAAGAAAATGTAACACAGTTTGTTGAATTTCTATCTGAAACAGCAAAGTTAATTCCCAAGACCTCAGTGTCTCTACGTGGAATTTTGCGCGACGGCATCGACGTATTTCTAAGTACACCTAAAGAAGAGCTTAAAAGTTTAAATATGCGATCGAGATTTAAGATGGAAGACACGCTCAAATGCGTTCAATAAGATGAAGGCGAAACAGGATATAGAACAAATGTCTGGAGATTCGCTACCCCCACCGAGTGTACTATTACGTGCGGCTCAACTTTCAATGACGGAGGATAAACCTCTTTATTTTGATTATTATCGCGATAGTATTGAAAAAAAGTGCTGTATCGGTGTCAAGGACACCGCAAAGTACCTAGTTAAGTCAGATGATGAATATACATCGACAATTCAAACCGTTTTTCGTTGCGAGAACTGTTTCATTGTAACGACAGAGAACAGTCTATATATTGTATCGTCTGATATCCCGGTAAAGAAGATCGTATCATCATCTACGGATTAAGAAAGTAGAGTAATAATGGAATTGCTTTTTCCACCTCCTCATTATTTATTTTTTGAACCACTTAATGATATTGAAACTCAGAAGGTATGGGTAGACTACAAAACAAAACATGAGTCTACTTGTGAATTTTATGAGATAGATGCAACCGAAATGAATTCGGTTGATACATTTTCAGCTTGGTTTGATAGCTGGATTAGTCAAATTCCTAAACGTAGATCAACGCGATTTCGCATTTTGCTTATTTGGCATTCTGAATTTTTGACATACGCATGTCAGCAAATGATTCGTCGTTCATTAGAACAAAAATCATTCAGATCGCGAGTTTGGTTTCACGTTGAAGACCCAACAACTATACAACCTGCTATTCAAAGCAGATGTATTACAAAACGGATTCCAACATACTTTCATACACCAAACATAAAACAGATATGACGTCTATTCGTGTATTTACGGATGGCGCTTGTGAAGGAAACGGTAAGAAAGGAGCTCGTGCTTCATATGCTTGCTGGTTTCCAGAAAACAAGGAACTTTCAATTGCAAAACGTGTACCTGAAGATGAGGCTCAAACAAATAATCGTGGAGAACTTCTTGCAATCGCTGAATCTGTAAAAATTGTACTTTCTAAGTTTTCGTCTGATGAAGTAGATCTTAAAATTTATACTGATTCAATGTATTCAAAAGACTGTTTGACAAAGTGGATTCAGGGTTGGATCAAAAATGATTGGAAGACCGCCGCAGGTGGAATTGTAAAGAATCGTGACATTATTGAAGATACGTCACGCAATCTTGCGAAGTTTAAGTCTTATATGATCATTCATGTAGCAGCACACACGGGTGGTACCGATGAGTTTAGCAAACATAATGAGATTGTCGATAAGATGGCAGTTCATGTTCTTCATCCCGAAGAGGAAGTGAAAGTTGTACAAAGTAACAAGGAAAGTCCAATTGTAGGATGTCCTCTTCAACTAATGGGTCCTCCGGTTTCGGAGAGAACCATTATTGACTGGTGTAAGCTAAATTTGGATAAGATTGATCAAACTGCACTCAATGCCGCACTTATGTCTGCTCTTTCAAAGACTGTTAAGAAAAACGGATTCGAAGTCGTGAAACAGAAACTTCACAGAAACAACCAGTACCGTCTGGTTTCTGCGAATCATTTAATCGCAGGCAATACTACAATAACTAAGGAAGAATGAAGGTGGTAGCACATCACTATTGGGCCGAAGATTGTGGTCCATGTATGAAACTAAAGCCAAGCTTTCTTGGGATGAAAGAAGAGTTTGAAGATGATGTAGAGTGGGTGTCGGTTGATGTCCGCAAGACAAAGACAGACCTGATTCAGCGCTACGGCGTTGGTCCGATTCCTTGCCTGGTTGTTGTTGTAAAAAACGATGCAGGTAAAGATATCTATTCAGAGAAGTGTACTGATCGCCAGTCGATTACACCATACTTTAAAGTGATGCAGAACGCAAAAACATACATTAAGATTAATTCTACTCCGCAATCGTCGACGTAATTAATTCACCATTTTTGTATGCTTCACATACAAACTGATTATCATCTGAACTACCACTCGTAGGTTCCCCTACCTGCGGTAAAACAGAGCTACCCGTTGATCCATATGACGAAGATGGACCGAGAGCTGGTCCACTTCCACCAAAAAGAGAACCTTGTTTTGTATTATCGTTAGGATACGCTGCCGCTAGTATTTGTGGCGTTATCCCTCCAAATAATCCTCCAATAACACCACCAATAGCTATAGAAGCAATAAACGGCATCGCTACTGTGTTAAACGCAAAATATTCATTTTTTAGACAATTGTTGCTGTTTAAGAACATTATTTGAACAAGTAGCGCAGCTCCTGTTAATCCAGCAAGTCCTGCAAGAGACTGACCCGATTTCCCAATAAGCGTTAGAAAGTAAAAGAACAGTGTCCAAATTATCACAAACGACTGCGGTGCAAAAATACTTTCTGCATTTTCAAATCCAGGAACCGTACACCCCTCATAGATTCGTCTATATAAGCTTGTTATATCGCCATTCTCTGCAATTGTTCGTTGTATTTTCTCAGTTGTCATTCCAAGGTAATTTGTGGCAATGCCACTTAATCCTGTATTTAATAAAACAGCAACGATTGCTGCTATGCTTGAGATTGATGCATTAAATCGCTGAGAGACTATATCTGATAAAATTCCGACAAGAACGTATGAAGTGGGAAGATACATGGCAAAAATACCTGCATATTGAAATGATGGAAACCGACTATCTTTTGTATAATAGATAATAGCTGCCGAAAGAAGAACACCACCAATAATGTAGGAACCAATTGCAAAAGTTTTACCACCTGGACCCACAACTGCATACGCAATTCCAAATGCAGCTCCAACAACTCCTAATAATAAAACTAAACCGAAACCATATGAGGTTGCAATATATTCTGTAGTGCTGGAAAGAACACCTCCCATATTACTTATTTCTCAGATACAAAATACTGCTAGACTACAAATGAGCATCTATAGCTCAACGTCTACACTTCCGGCATCATGTTCGGTTCCAAACCAAAGTCCTATCAATTTATCACAATCGGGATCAAAACCGTGTGACTTAATGTGTGAGCTTGTAATGGATGACGTGATGGTCGCTCAGGCAAACGTGGTTGTTGGAGATGAGGGGCTTATTGTTGATAATGAAGCTGGGCTTGGATCTTGTAAGTTTAACGGTGAGGGTTACACATGCACACAGATTGTAGTCAACCACCCTAGTCACCATACAATTGAAAATATCCAGGCCGACGCTGAAGTTATCGCAATTTTTACAAACCCCACCGGTAAGTTTCTTTGTGTAAGTTCGCTCGTTCGTGCCAATTCTGCTCAAACTCCTGCTACTCATTTTTTTAACTCATTTGTAGGATTTGGAGATACAACCAAGCCATATACTACTGTAAATTTAGGTGAAAATTGGGGACTAAATATGATGGTTCCTTCTGCCGGTTCTTACTATGTGTATGATGGAACATCTGTATTCCCCCCATGCGTGCAATCCAAGTGGGTTGTATTTAAAGCGATGATCAATATGGATCCCAATGATTTTGCTAACTTAGTAAAAACAAATGCTCCTGGATCTCGTTCTATTCAACCCTTAGGTGATCGTGAAGTCTTTTTTAATGACATCGCGTCATTACCGGGTGGTCCAATGCCCCACGATAATAAAACCTATATGCGCTGTAAGAGATTAGGTAAGAAGCAAGACGTAAAACCGGTATCATCTCCCGATGTAAAAGGTGAGAAATCAAAAGCTACTGCTCCTTCTGGTATCACTAAGTTTGTATCAGATATGTACAGCAAAAATGAGGCAATGCAAGTGTTAGATGTAATACTTTTAATAGCTGCTGTTGTACTGGGTGCCTACGCGGCGTTTCAAGCAAAAAATGCAGAGTTTCTAGTTACACCAGCTATGTATACAGAGAGCTTGGGAGTCACGATTCGTGGCTACCTATTTTACGTCTTTCAGTTAATCTATGGATTTTATAAGACAATATATGATGCTATTTTTAATCCCGCAGCGTCTGTAGCGGCTGTAGAAGGAAAAACATTAGGAACTGCTGCTTCGGCTCTATTCTTTGGAAATAAGTTAACAAATGCCGTATAATTAGCGTCGCTCATCCCAACAGGTCTCATTTAGATCTTTCTCGGGCCAAACAGTTCCATCTCCTTCAGGAGTCGGAGGGCGATTTGCAATTTCTTCCATATTCCTCTCCTTACGTCGGTTCTTACTATAGTCAACAACTTTCCAAACACTATCGCTTGGAACTTTTGTCTGTTCCACTTCTTCTGATTCAACAGAATCACTCGTTTCAACGAAATGTTTACTATTCTTAAATGTTGGCATAACAAATCGGATTGGAGCAAGCGATGACTTATTAAATTCAGCCATCTGCTTTTCTTTGGTCATCTTTTCTTGTGTCTCGGAATCCCAATTTTTTGCGAGATCACTAAACTTCTTCTCTCCTCCCCAAACTCTTAGATTTGTAGGGGCGGCAATTAGTGGTGGAAAATTCTCTTCAGTCTTTTCAACATTCTTCAGATTTTCTTCATCAAGTTGCTGCTTTTTAACAGCCTTAGCTTCCTCAGAAAGCTTCCATGAAGGAATCCACTTAACTTTGTTGAATTCGCTCATCTTATTGCTATTTTATTTATTGTAAATACGAAAATCCGTTTTTACAAAAGAAAAACGGAATTCACTAAAGTCTATTATTGAATTTATAAAATGGTGTACGCTGTTTCTATTTCGCAAGAAGGTCTTGTCGGCGAAGTACAAATTCCGCCAAAAACTACAGATGTGCTAGAATGGGTTCGTAAAAAGTACAAGAGTAAAAATTATCAATTTCAAGGAAATATGGTACATCCTCTAAAAGAAAACTTTCAGCTAAATCTATTTGCGTGTATTGCAGAAGACGATGATCCTGTTAATCAACATCTTCTACCAACGCCATTTGATGAAGAGTCCTATACCGGTAATATTATTATTCTTATGTCGGAAGATGATGAAGAAAAATATAAGGCAACCGCGTCAGATTACACAAATCTTCGTTCGGATGATTATGCTCTTCTTTATGAGGAGTGGAACTTTGGCAATGAGGAAGAGGATGATGAAGATATTGAACGCGATGAAGAAGATGACGAAGAAATTGAAGAGGCTCCTGCGGTAGATGAAGAGATAATTGCAAAGCAGGTATATCCTATTCGCCTTATTCAAACTAAATCAAAGAATGTATTTATTGAGTGTGCTATTCGTGATGTTGTTATTCGTAATTTTCAAGAGCTAGTTGGAGATGATACCATTGTAAAAGAACTTGAACATTCAATTCTACACTCAGTCAGCGATCAGTCAATTAAGGAAGGAATTGAAGTTGATTGGAGTAATCGTATCTTCTGGAATATGTACAGAAATCACGCAATCTCTCTTTATGAAAACTTGCGGGGAGTAGATAGCTATGTTAAAAATGGCGAGAATTGGCTAGAAAAACTTAAAAATAATGAAATTACTCCTCGTAATCTAGTTCAGATGAACGCTGTTGAACTATGTCCTAGCCGTTGGAAGAATGTAGTTGATAAGGCTATTGAAAGTGAAAAGAAACTATACTCAAAGAGTGAATGTGCTTCGATCATGATGTGGTGTTCTGGTTGCAAGAAGAAGACTAAGTGTGACTACTATCAGATGCAGACGCGGTCGGCAGATGAGCCGATGACAACGTTTGTGACGTGTCTCGAGTGTGATCGTCAGTGGAAGTTTTAACCATAATAGGGACTTCTTTTATGTGAAAACGAGGGCTCAACTCTTCGTGGTATACATGAATCGGATCCAAACCATTTGTAATTTCTGGCTTTGTAATATTGGGTGTCGTTGAATAAAATTTTTGACGAAATAGTTCTATCACAGGATCAGGTATTTGAGGACTTGTTTCCATTAAACGATCTAATTGGTCACGAATGACTTTCAACATATCTTTTGCAGCCATTCGTTCAGAGCGAGGAAGCGATAACTCAATCATAATGAAACGATGTATTTTTGAATATGTCATTCCAGCTGATTTATGAGATTCAGATCGTTTTCCCCAACCAAAATAGCTTGATACCGTATTTAGTACACCAACCGATAACGACAGAAAACCAATTGCAAGACTCGCTGTACCTGTTAGTCCTGGAAACATTGAAGCTGATCCAATTGATGCTGAACCAGAAAGGGTTGAAAGTAAAATAGTAGGAAGTGTGATATACGTGTCCATACGCGTGTAACGCTTTTGAGAATTATTATGAAGCCACGAGTAACATAAAGCTCTTTCACCTTCTTGAGAAAGAATTAACTCAAGTTGAGAATTCCATGAGACAGATGTAGGGGTTTCGTCCATATGTTAAATTGGTATAAAATACTACTGCTTAGATGCTACCTTTTTTGCTAGTTTAGCATCAAGAACACGTTTGCGTGTTCCATCTAGCGCCTTATTGGCTTTATCAAGCATCTTCTTTGCACGAGTGACTCGTCTTGTAGCGCTAACTAAACGCTTCTTTTCTGCTTTTAGACGATCATGTGTCATTTGTAATAATAATCCAAAATAAACGCATGAATTTTCATACACATAACGTAAATATACAAATGGACAACGTTCGCCAAACTATCAAAGATTGGATTTCGCTAGATGACGAAGAACGTAAACTACGTCAACAAATTAAAGAAATCCACAAGAAAAAAACAGAAAACTCAGGAGCCATTTTAGAGTATATGAAAGCAAATGAAGTTGATAATTTTGCAATCGAAGGAAATGGTGTGGGAAATATTACACGCTCAGTTCGCACGTCTCGTCCTGCATTAAAAAGATCTCAAATTCGTACGCAGCTTCTTCTACAGTTTGCAGATCAGCCGCAGCGTGTAGCTGAAGCTCTTCGCGCAATCGAAGGTATCCCAGAAGGAGATGATATGTCTGTTGGCGGAACTCAACGTGAACTACTTATTAGACGTATTCCTCGCGTTAAGAACACAGTAGTTTTAAATAATGCGTAGAGCATCCTTTGCAGCTAGCTGTTCTGCCTGTTTTTTAGTTGGAGCCGTTCCAACACCAATATGGTTTCCTTCCTTATCTAATGCAGCCATGGTGTATGAATTTGTCGAGGACGATACGATTGCATAGGTAGGTGTATGATGAAATTTTGATTGATAAAACTTTTGCAGCTGTTCTTTAAAGTTTCGATTATTTCTCAGTATTTCGGGAATATCAATGTACATTTCAATTAATGCAACTACAAAAGATGATACTGTTTGAAAATTATGTTTAGAATCTAGCCAGAGTGCTCCAATAAATGCTTCCAGAATATCAGACAACTTTTTAGTATTTGTACGACCACCACAGTTTTCTTCATTGTGTCTTGATATGATGTAAAATCTATCAAGACCCAACTTTTGACTTAATTCACCAAGTTTTTCATTACAAACAATCTCTTTCTTTAAGTCTGTAAGAAATCCCTCATTCTCTTCTGGATAACGTCGAAATAAATAGGTTGATACAGCCGCACCCAGAATAGTATCTCCCAAATGCTCTAGTCGTTCATACGACTCATCAAATAAGTTTAGACAACTTTTTGGACACTCTGCAAGATCAGTTTCTTCTCCTGTTGGTGTTGTATACTTCTGCTTTTTTACATACGATGAATGCACCATCGCAGTTTGAAATAGGCTGTTGTTTTTAACAGTAAATTCTGTTCTATGTGTAGACAGAATTGACTGAATGTCTTTTTTTGAAAATAGCTTATTATTCGTATTATAGGGATTATACAACATCATTATTTAGTAATCTTATGCTTTTTGCGTCGCGTTGTCCGTTTTTTACGACCGCCTGTAATTCTGGTAGGAGCAAGATTTGGAGTAATGCTATCTGACATCTTTCTAATGTTATCAGATACGAGTTGGTACTTAATTGGGTTTGAAGTTTTTAGTGTAATAAGAAATTTATTTATGTTATCTGCAGTCTGGTTGCTATACTCTGTAACAAAAATATCAGCTTTATCAGATTGGTCTCGTAAAAAATCAGCAAAATTATCCAATACCGCTGGGATTGCCATTATTATATAAAATGTTTTTACTCTGGAAGAGTTCGAGTAATAGCAAATTCGTCTGCTACCAGAGCTTCTTTCTTTGTGTTCATAATATAGTTGAAACAATCTGCCGAGTTTGAATTCCTAGTCGAATCAAAGTAGCTTTCTAGAAGAGATTTCAATTCCTTCTGTGAAACACTCCAAGGCTTGGACCACGTTTGAGGACGTTGGATTCGAATAATTGAACCATCTTCTTGGTTTTTTATTTTATCAAAGTTTTTAAAGTTTTCGTCCTTCAAAATTTCAACCATTTTTGTCTCTACTTCTTTACGAGATTCGCGTAGTTCATGTACACGAGAGTTCAAACCACGCAGTTCATTGTCATAAGTCGCATAGTTACGGGTTAGCTGACGAAGAATATCGATCTTAGCCTCCATTTTTGATAACTTTATAAATTGTCTAGAACATAATCCGTTTTGAAGATAAGGATGTCATTCAGTGAGGATGAAATTGAAAACTTGAGAACGGTGTATAATAAAGAGCATCCGTCTGAACAACCTATTGCAAAAGGTGATATTGCAAAAGTTTGGGGACAATTAAAGGAGAGATTTCATAGTCATTGTAGAACCGGAACTGCAGAATGTATTATTACATCAATGTTATCAAAACCCAGAGCTCCAAATTCATGGGTAACAAATCCCGAACAATGGTTATCATCTGATGAGATAGAAGCTTTAGAAAAACAGTACATGAAATTATTTAATGCATATTTATTCGTTGGTGCGTTTCCTATTGATTTTGATAAACGAAGTAAGACAGGTAAGTGTTTAGTAAGTTCACTTTGTTCAATGGATATTCAATCACTTTACAAGCAGGGTAAAACTCAAATTGGCATCATTTTTAATACGGATGTAAGTACTGGGCCTGGTCAACACTGGATAGCATTATTTTGCGATATTCGTCCCGAATTAGAATTTCCTCGTATTACATTTTTTGACTCATACGCACAGAAGCCTGAAAAGGAAATAAAGGTACTAATGAAGCGATGGAAAGACCAATGGGATACGACAAAGATACATTCTAAACCTATGGTTATGAGCTATAACAAGACACGCCATCAATATGAAGATTCAGAATGTGGAATGTATTGTTTATATTTTCATTACTGTTGTCTACTTGATATTCCAATGAATGAAAGAATACCCGACGATGTTGTAAGAGGGTTACGTGGGATGTTATTTCGTGTTGGAAGTAAATAATGGAGCCGTCATACTTAGATAGAATAAAAGAAGTTGCATCTCAAGGGTCTACTTGGTTTTATGTTTTCATCTTTCTTGGGAGTGCTATTCTTGCTTGGGCAATTTCGACTTCTGTTTACCACACGGTAACACCTTCGGGGACACAAGCAAAATTAACTGCAAACTCTACGTTTGCTGCATATGAAAAGGTAACCAAGTTAGCTCCTCTTGGTTGTCCAACAACGCCAGTAAATATGAGACTCTGTGATTACTATGCAGCCGCTTCATCGTATTCGTTGTATCCCGGAGCTAAAGTCTATGATTACGTTTCCGATTCTATATTGCCTCTTGTCATCAAAGCCGGCCCTCGTCTGGTCGAGTTAGATATTTATGATAATGGAAATGGCAAGCCTGTTGTTGGATTAAAGAATCAAAAATTAGGAACAGATTACGCATATAATACAGTGCCATTTGAAGCCTGTTGTGTTTCAATTGTAAATAATGCTTTTAATAGTGTAAGCTGTCCGGTCTCGTCTGATCCGTTTATTCTAAGTTTAGTATTCCACACCAATAAGACTACTACAATTAATGCATGTGCCGAAATACTGAAGACAACGTCCCGTACATATATGTTAGATAGTACATACAGTTACCAACGTAAGAATTTATCCGTCGAACCCATTTGCAATTTACAACGCAAGCTAATCATTGTAAGTGGTGGAGCGATGAAAGGAACACTAATGGAAGAACTAGTTAATCTTTCATGGTCGACGTCTCATCTACGTCGTTTGACATATATGGAAGCTGCCCAGTCATATGATCACGAAGAACTCATTAAGCATAATCGTAACTCAATTACCATGGTTGTTCCCGATATAGGAGCCGATTTAACAAACTATAATCCTCAAATATTATTTACCTACGGTTGCCAGTGGATCATGATGAATTATGGATCGGTTGATAGTATGATGGAGTTATACATTGGTGAATTTCAGGAAAATAGCTTAGTCCTCAAACCCGAAGCATTACGAGAACTCGTTCCTAAAAAATACAAAACCCCCGTTCAACCGGATCCCGCGGTATCTTTTCAACCTATGCAGAAAATTTCACCAATCTATAACGTCGTTGTATAAAAACTCTATCATACAATACAAAAATGGCAAACAAGTGGCTCACTCACGTCAAGAAGACGATGAAGCAAATGAAGTCAAAGGGCAGCTACAAGAAGGGCGACGGCCTCAAGAAGGTAATTATGGAGGCCAAGAAGACCTACAAGAAGCACGGTGGCGCCGAATCTGAATCCGATGAAGAAACCCCAGTTGTTGAAGGTGGCAAGAAGAAGAGTCGCAAAACGCGCCGTCGTCGCCACCATTAAAAAATTCAGTATGACTAACATATAAAGACAAATGGGTGGTGGTCTATTACAGCTCGTCGCCTGTGGTGCTCAAGATGCATACCTCAGTGGCAATCCGCAAATTACGTTCTGGAAGGGTCTCTTCAAGCGCCACACAAACTTCGCTATGGAGCCGTTTCGTATCAACTTTTCTGGCCAGCCGAACTGGGGCACCAAGCAGAGTGCTATCATCGGTCGTCACGCCGATCTTCTCTACTCAACGTATCTCGAGGTCGTTCTACCCTACAAAGGTACAGATGGTTCAGTATTTAACTGGAATAATGACCAGTATCGCCTAGGTTATAATTTAATTAAGTATGCAGAACTTGATATTGGTGGTCAGCTCATCGATCGCCTATACGGCGAATGGTTGTTTCTTTGGGATAGTTTGACGAGTACTGACAATCAATGGGGTAGCCTACGTAGAATGGTCAGCAGTGGGGATATAAACCCGGGCAGTGTAGCATTAACTGATACCGTACAATGTAATGCTGTAAACGGAAAACCCAGTCTTCCGAATGTACTTTATATTCCTCTAGGGTTCTTCTATACTCGTAACCCTGGTGCCGCGCTTCCTCTAATTGCTCTCCAGTACCACGAAGTAAAGATTAATATTCTGTGGAATGATGCCCAACACATTGCTGGAAATTTTACACTCGCATCAAAGACACCCCAGCCTGTTCAAGCTGCTATCTATATTGACTACATTTACCTTGATACGGAAGAGCGTCGCCGCATGGCCCAGGAGAGTCACGAGTATTTAATTGAGCAGACTCAATACAACGAAGATAAGGGTATTTCATCTTACAATAATCGTATTGATCTAACTTTTAACCACCCTGTAAAGGAGCTAGTATGGGTCGTACAGCCGACTTATTACAATAATTGCAGCCAAGCGACAGCAAAGTCAGAAACACGTCTCAAACCATTCACGTACGATTCGGCTGCAGTTTTTAAACAGCATTTACAGATCAATGGCCAGGACCGTTTAGATGCTCGTTTTGGAGATTACTTTAATAAAGTTCAAGTATATCAACACCACACAGGTCCAGCTATATATCAGCCGGGTATTTACGTGTATTCGTTTGCGCTCAAGCCCGAAGAGCATCAGCCGTCCGGTACATGCAACTTCTCTCGCATCGATACCGCTACAATTGCGATGGAAATGAGCGGAGGTGTGACAATTAATGAACAAACCGACGACACCTGGGATGTGCGCGTCTATGCCGTAAACTACAACATTCTACGCATTATGAGCGGCATGGCTGGTCTTGCTTACAGCAACTAGTAACCTATTTCGTTACTTGTTTGAGTTTTTCAAGATATAAAATAGCATCCATCAGTTCTTCTTGCGTGT